GTCAGCCTATTGGGTTCAGACTATTATCTTGCTAAAGATATTATCATGGCTCCATATCGCAAGAAAACCCCAGCCGCTTCTGCACCTCCTACTCCGACCGTGAAGAGGAATATTCCACCTCAGGGCGAGAGTAAGCTAGTTGACCCCCTCGAGCTATCTGGTAACGATATTGTGACGGCTTCCGCTGATGCCGCTAGGGCAGCCAAACAGAGTATGGGAACCACTGCTCCTTCTCTCGGCGCCTTACGGCCGAGTCCCTCAGGGTCAATTGCTTCTCGTGCAGTCCTCGATAAAATCGAGGAAAACGTCAGTGTGGCTCATGATAATAGAGACAGAGTAGCAGAGCTATCTAGGCAAGTTAACAGCCAGTCAAAGGAGCTAGTCGCGCTAAACGAAAAGCTATCGGAAGCTTTATCTCTCCTTACACTATTTCATAGCGACTCCAATCGACGCCTCGATTCTCTCGCGTCTCTGGTGTCTTCCTTGACTACCCGTCCGTTTCCGGTTACTGCCTCCGATCGACCGGTGACCTTCCTTACCGAGGAGAAGAAGAGCAAGTCGCCTCCGGGTGCTCTTTACAGCTCAAATGGGAGTGACGACGAAGACCGCGGATCCGTCTTTAGCTTGGCTCCTGATCAAGCTAATGTCCAGACTCCTCTCGCTCCTTCTACTTCCTTCCATCAGACTCTCAAAGAGATGGTGGGAGTCGAAGCGGAGCATAAAGGGATAAAACAACCAGAAATATCAGTAGCTACGTCGGTCCCTCCTCCGTCTGCGCTCAAGAAAGACAAGAAGAGTAAGAAGACGTTCCGTCCCTTCTGAGTTTGATCGAGGGGAAGAACTGACCCTGTCACTTCGAAAAGGGGATTGAGTCGTCGAGTGCAGAAAGGTCTTAGCATTTTTTTTCTCTCTATGTGTGTCTGTTGAGGTAATGGCACATCTTTTCTCTCGTGATGTATCGAGTATTGCTATTAGTGCTTAGTTTAAAAAACCGAGCCGAAAGGTTTTTTTGTCTCTTGCTTTGCGCATCTCTTTATACTCTCGATTATCCTCATGGCTGACGTCTCTCGTCTCGCTAGGATAGCTCAGGACTCACTCGCAGCCGACATTAAATCGGGGCTAAAGACAGCATCAGATGTGAAGTCTAGTATGGCGAGGCTCACTTCGACTCGGACGATAACCGGAGGCGTTGGGACATCCTCAGCCTCTCTCAAGAGGTTGTCGACTTGGTATCTACTCCCTACCTCCACTAGCGAGGGTGACAAGATAAAGTTTTTCTTGTACTTGACACTCTGCTACGCAGGTGATAGGACCGTAGACATGTCCGCGCATATGAATCTCCTCGTGACTATGCTAGGATTGCTGTACTCTCAGCGGATGGAGGAAATGCTCTCGAATGAAGTGCAACACGAGAGACTCACGGCAGTGCATGTGTCTCAGATCAGCTCGATAGTCGATGTCTATGCCCATTCCAAAGGGTGCTCTGATGAAGAGTTGGGTGAGAGGTTCAAGAATTGCGGATGGAATCCTAACAGAGTCAATCTACCTCTCCCGATCGATTATGAAGACGATCTGATTGGAGGGGTTCCTGAGCTCCTGTCGCTGTACGCTTATCTAGGCGTCCTCTGTGTGGCGTGCGTTAAAGACGCGTCAGGATCTGGTGAAGCTGCTTTAACCACCGCTCGCTTCAAAGCTATAAGGGAGAAGTATAAGCTTACCAAAGAGGGTTATCCCTTCCTCGGAGGAGATGCTGCGCCATCTATTTCTTCATTCGTCAATCTCACCGAGAGTTGGAAGAGGCTCCCTGTTACCCGCCGAGTTATGTTCTCTCATTTCGGGAAGATAGCTAGCATAAGTGGATCCGCAGAAGACGAAGCATTATTCACTACAATTAAGTTGATGAAGTTTGCAGACATGGTTCACGTGTCTATCATCGGTTCATTCCTTGTAGCTTACCCTTGGGCCGCCCAGCTCCCTAGTCTTCAGGCGTCGATTATCAACTATGACAACGAGACCGGTCGTCTTCTCAACATGTGCCCTGACCTCGCGGATAATATGGGAAGGAAAATGTACTCGCACGATAGGAAGGTTCTCAAGGACGCAGCTCTCCTCCCATACGCCAAGTTGATTCACGGAGACGGACTTGATATCGCGAAGAGGGACACCATGCTCCCTCTTCTCTATGTAGCCAAAAGGCAGATGATGATCAACTTTCCGACTCTGAGCAACTACCAGGTTCCGGAGGAATTCCCGTTAGCGTTCGAGGAGTTCGAGATAACTCTTCGTTTCCGAGCTGGCGGGCTACATGAGGACGAGACTGCCGAGGACGATGAAGGAGCCGACGAAGAGTGAACTGAGCTCTTATGCAATGTTTCTAAAGGCGATATATGTATACTTTTCTACCTTTCCCCCGACCACTGTTCTTTCTATATCGCCAGGTCTTAACATAAAAAACCGAGCCAAGACGTTTTTCTTGTGAGCTGACCAAGGCATACTTCTTCCTCTTATATCTATCTCCTAGTCGATTATGTCCAATACACCGACGAGGCGCGGCACTAGTAGATCGTTCAAATCGAAGTATGAATCTGCCAGCGTGCTCGCTTCTCAGACTAAGAGTATATTGAACGATAGTTCTATCGCTCAATCATCCTTGATTGGAGACATCGCGGTGGTTAAACCTGCTCTGATCTCAGGGTTACTCTCAGCTCTCATCGCATCTTCTACGGTTATGAATGACCCGTGGGTCCCTGACTCGTTCAAACAGGACATTCGAGGTGCTCATATTCGCCCGAACAAAGAGATCGACTTTAGAGCACTGGCTCTCGCTTCTGCTTCTGCTCTCGAAGGACTATCTAAAATAACTAGTCACCTGGTAGAAGAGAATCGTCTCTTAGCTTCCTCTCTTGACAATATCCTCCAGGCTGGAGAATCCTCTGTCGCGACTCTTAATAGTATTAACGCTACCGTTAAATTCCCCTATTACGAGTCCGCCGCTTATGTGGACTCGCACCTCGAAGAAGAACCAATGCCAGCTAACCACGGGGATAATGATGAGCAGAGCGAGCAAGCGGTGTCAGTGATTGGGTCTACTGCTAGCACTGCTACTGCCTTATCTCAATTTGAGGCTCATTATGCCTAAATCTTCGAATCCAAAGTTTTTCCCTCGCGTCATCTCTATTTCTGCCAGTACTGAAGATTAAAAACCGAGCCGAAAGGTTTTTTTTCTCCTTGCAATATCCTCTCGATTCTTGCTTTTCTGTTCGAAGTTGTTGCTGTATACGTACCAAGCTAACCTCCTTCCACTTATTTTCCACGATGTCAGCAATCCAAGAGTATGACGATATTGCACCTTCTGACTCTGTGTCTGCTGCTCCTCTCACTCGAGGTAACTACGAGTCCTCTCGCAATAGAGATCTCCCTCTAGCCCCTCCTCGAGGGGAGCTACCCCTGACTCGAAGCCCGATGAAAGGGTTGAGGCAGGTCTCTCAACAAGAACGTGCAGCTCGTACAACCGCTATGCTTTATCAGCAGGACTTAGTCACTCTCCGAGCAGAGATAGGCACCGCTCACAAAGAGATAGATCAGCTCGCAGAGCTAGTATCCACGAAGCATATCACCGCACTGGCTGTCAAAGAGGGAGAGATAGTAGCGAGGGAGTCACCTAGTCTCATAAATGAGTCTCTTATTAACGGAACCGATCTAACACTGGGAGCTCGTATTAGGATGATAAACAAAGCTCTAGTTGCGTCAGTCAAAGAGGACTTGAAATTCATCCTAGATGCTAATAACGATCTTCCTCCTACTCTAGCCTATGAGTCGGTGGAACGTGAAGAGTCTCGTCAGGCTTGTCTCGATCGCGCTAAGGCTATTCTCGACGCTTTCGGCGAAGAGTAGTCTTGTCGAACTCCAAAAAACTAAGCTTGCTTCTGTAATTTCTATGCTCTTCCTTCCCTTCCTGTTAAAAAAACCGAGCTGACAGGTATGTCGCACTCTACGTTTTATAACTCGCTGTCCTCGATCTCGGTGGACGCAAGTGCGACCGTTGATATCATCCAGACATTAAGGAGCGGGGTACGACCAGGAGTTGTAATCCTAGGGTTAGAGCAGTTCCCAGACGAGGTATCGAGCCAGGTCAGACCAGATGACGTTGACGGGGTTCGCTTGTGGACGATGAGCGAACATTACTTTCGTCGCGGGCATGTTAATATTCTAAGGATCAATGTGTCCAACGAAGACCTATTGATAACTGGAATGGCCGCCGACAACTTGTTCGACATTAACCAGTGGGGCTACATGCGTGCAGTGGAGAAAGAGCGCAAACTATTTAAACGTGCTACTCGAAAAATTTCAGTAGCTGTCAGAGCGTTAGGTGCGGCAGCGCGTCGAGCTACAAAAATTATCAAGTCCAACGATGCGTCAGGGGTCGAGCTTCTACCTTATAGTCAATCGGTTGAAGGAGGAGCAATCCAGTTCTACGACTACGCTAGGCTCGTGTCGAGAGCTGGTGCCAGGGACGAGATCCATCTAGGGGCAGCCGCTCTCGAAGCTGCAGAGTATATCCATGGACGCGCCATGCGAAACTAGTAGAATAGTACATCGCTGGCAGGAAAAGAACATCAAATCTTCTCTCTTATCTTATCTATTAAAAAACCGAGGGAAAAGTCTTATTTTCCCGCTCTTGTCGACGACAAAACTCTCTATTCTTCACCGCCTATGGCCTCTATATTTGCAGACTTTGCCGGATCAACTGGATCTGGGAACCGTTATTTTCTGAGCGAGCATCTTGACAATCCGATTATCTATGATGGAATAAAACAGAACATCAACGCTGCTGTTTCTGGGAATCAGGTATCAGGCACAGCGTATCTGTTAAGAGAGACTATCAATCTCGCTAAAAGAAGTTATAAGCGAGACTATTTGGTAGAGAGAATGACTCCTTCTCAAGCTCTCTGGCTATTGAATAGCGTATCAGCATCTGACCCTTACCTGATAAAGAGCTCGGCGGTTAGTGATCGCTGCATCGATTTTGCTAATCTCTCGCTCCCTCGAGCATCTGCCTCTTTCCCTCATATGCTCAACTTGGACGATGAAGCGTCTCATTGGTTCGGGGTCGAGCATGCCTTTTCCTCAGTTGTGGATCTCTTGTCAGCTCGAATGGCCCGAGGGACACATCGTGGTATCATCGCTACTGTCGGATCGGGGGGATTAAAAAAGATCTACCTAGATCGCACTCACTTGCTGGTTGTATCTGATCATTATTCTCTCATTCTTGTTGCTCCATATGACCAGTTTCTCGCCATGAAAGACTGTGCAGGATCTCGCGCACGCGTCTTCTTATCCATCCCCTATAAGTCGCAGTCGCTAGCGCTCAAAGGGCTCGTGATGGAGCAAATTAAATGGCAGGAGTTATGGATATCTCTCTTTGGAAATCGGGGGTATGACTTGGCGAAACTTACAGAGGCTTTGGCTAAATCTGCTTTGACTGCTCTGACAGACCCTTTGCTTGCCGAGAATGGACCTCTACAGAAGATGGTAGAGAAGACTAAAGCAAAGTATAGGAAATGGACCAGCGGAGACTCAGAGCTAGAGGCAATCTGCGATAAGCACCTCGCTGATTACATCGGTCTTCTACTCTCTGCAAAGATAGATGATGTTGTGGAGCTATTCGGGCTGCAAAAATTAATCATGCATCCTCATATATACGTCGAAGACGGAGGACGAAGCGCTGCTAAGGAGGCCTTAGATTCAATCATTATCGACTACGAAGTGATCGAAGAAATCCGCGCATGCTGGTGCTCAGAATTCGTCTTAGGATACATTGAGCAACACAGGAGATGGCCGAAGTTGTTCTTCAATCAAGCAGGGAAGAATACTATGCTCTACAAACGTTACTGCGCCGGCTATACAGGTCTCCTTCTAAGTCACTTTACCCTATCTGATTGGAAGCATGTCCGCTTTGGTAAAGCCTTCGATTTTGATTACCACAAGAATTACTTGGACCTGATTGAAGATCGCTCTATCAGTAATTACCGCGATGAGGTATCAACATTCTGGGACAAGAACACACAATCGACCTCAAACAGGAGACTCTTGTTAGAGTTGATGAGCAGAGAGTCTTTCGACATCAAGCAAGTGTGTGACATCGTGGCTACGAGATCTGTTCCGGATCGATGGAAAATCGTCTCGCTATATCCCAAAGAGCGCGAGCTAAAAGTCAGCGCGAGAATGTTCTCGATGATGGTTATGGAGATGCGCACATTCTTTACTTGCCTAGAGAGTAACATCGCCGAGAGTATTTTCCCTTACTTATCTAGCCAGACCATGACCAAAGACAAAGTCGATACCTCTCATCGGTTCTTTGACTTAACTTCACCTAGCAAGACGACCGGAAGTGAAATTTTGTTTCTCGAGTGTGATCTCTCGCGATGGAACTTACGTTGGAGAGGGTCAATTATTCATAGAATAGGAACAGACCTAGACGATCTCTTTGGTGTGTGCAATCTGTTCAATTACGTTCACACGTTCTTCAACGAATCTATGATTGTTGTTAGGACTAGTGCAATGAGACCTCCTGGAATAGAACTTCTTAACCCTCCTACAAGTGATTTACTATGGTATGGACATCAGGGCGGTTTCGAGGGGATAGCACAGAAAACTTGGACGATTGCGACTTACGCTATGATCGACCGAATCATGATTAATCAACCTGGGTCGTATCGTCTAGTCGGTCAAGGAGATAATCAAGTCTTGTCCTACATTTACCCTTCCTCGGATCTGCTCTCACAGCAAGATCATCTCCTACTCACCATCGACCGCCTTACAAGGGATCTAGAAGTTGGTTGCTCTGAGACTGGGCAAGAGTTAAAACCGGATGAGTGCATCGAGTCTCGTACGTGTATCACTTATAGCAAGCGGATTTATCTCGAAGGTAGGGAGAAGTTCTTATCTCTGAAATATCATAGCAGGTTGTTTGCAAAGACTTCGGAGGAAATCCCATCCTTGACCGCAGATCTGAATGGACTGTGGTCCGGTTGCTTATCTGCTGCAGAAGAAAGCACTTCCCCACTTAGCACCGCTCCTATCGCTTATTTCTTACTAGCTAGGGAAATATCCCGTCGGATAAATCGCGACCATCCGGAATGGGACCACGTCGGGAAAATCGATCAGAGGAGTATAAATCGATGGACATCGGACGATATCGCTTTTCTCTTGACTGTTCCATCATCATTAGGGGGGATCATTCCTGCTAACCCTTACAGGTTCTTCTATCACGGGGGAGGGGATCCTCTAGGCCTCGATATAACATTCGTGTGTCGATTAGCGCACTCTTCAAAAAGGCATGCTGGACTGCTTACCGCTCTGAGAAGTTCACATTATTACGATGCGAGTATCCATCCTAGGCAACTTCTCGAGCAGCCAGAGTCACTTCCGATTGACTCGTTCAACTCAGTAGGGTCAGCTGTGAATAGACGTGCTAAGGGGTACCTACAAGGAGTAGTGAAGAACACTGATATCGCGTCTTTGTATTCTGATAAATCGACCGCCTACGACGACATGCTAGTTACCACCCTTCTCTTATCGTCTCCACTGAACCCTATAGTCATGTCCGATATCTTGTCATCTTCCGCTACCGCTGAAACAGGGAGACTCTCTAAGATGTTTACCTCTACCAGAACGATCCAGACAGCGTCTCGTGCTGCAGGGTACGATGCTAGCTCAGAAATTATCCTAGGCTCAGGGGAAATGTTTTGGAAGTTGTCATCCCGCCTGCTAATGCAAAGCTTAGGCCTGAATCCAATAGAGATTAACCCTCGAGCTATCTGCCGAATGATTGACTCGATGAGAGCACGATGGTCGGCAAATTTCAAGAAAGCCGAGCTATTTGTCCCTGAGATTATTGGTCTCACAAGTGTTAACCCGTTTATGTTCGAAGTCGAATTACACTCCTCCCCTAGTTTGTCCTCAGCGATTAAGATCTGTGGATTCTTCAGTGGCTCAAGCTACGACCAGCGTGGGATCGAACAACCGTACTTCGGTGCGAAGACTTCTGGGAATCGCTCGGAATATGGGTTTAAGCTAGTAGGAAATAGCCGACCGATCGATGCTGTGACTCGTCTCGGTTCAATTTTCTCTCTGCCCAACACATCTCCGGAATTGGGTCAACTCTTGAGACAAATCGCTCGTCACCGAGCACCCGTTGATCTCGCTACACAAAGGCTCCAGTCATCGTATATCGGGGGGTCAGTACAGCATAGGTACACATCTTCTAGACGTCAAGCTGGCGCATACAGCCTTGGATCAGGGAACTTATCGTCCCATTGCTTCTTCGTGACAGACGAGATCGAAGGAGTATCCGGATCCTCTAAAGATTTTGCGATCATGTTTCAAGAATTCTTTGCATTCGGTCTATCGGTACTTCTTGCGCACACGAGAGATAGTTCCCGGCAACTTCGTTACATCGAGTTGTCGATCCCTATGAGTAGCGATGATTTACCGGTGATATCCCCGTTTGAGATCAACTTGCCCCTACTCCCGATCCTCTCACCGGAGCGAAGATGGTCTAACAACTCTCTAATATACGATCGCGATGTTAAAACTATCATCTTAGCAGGTCCAATCGGCGCAGATAAACTCGTTCTAGAGAAAGAACCAGAAAAATTTGATAGCGATGATCTAGTTCGCGAGTCGATACGTGCGATACTAGACAGCTCTGTTAGCTTAGGCAGGGACACCTCTTATTACAACAGCTCGAGACGCACGAAGAGGACTGTCCTAAGGATGGATCTATCAGAGATCTTAGGGGCATCAGTAGGAGGTATCATCGATGCTGCATCAGTTGGCGTGATCAATCACTCACTGCTATTGTGGATAAGTGAAATGATATTAGACGATTCACGTACTAATCTCCCTTTGCATATCGAGAGGATCAGCCGATCATATGCGGAGACAATAGAGAGCATATATGAATACTCAGCTGTAGCGTCAGATGCCTCAGTTGACACCATTCGTCCGGATAGCGCCTATCGTCATCGATCAGATTATCCGGACGTCGTAGCATTAATATCCGCCGAGATACGAGCTAGAAGTAAGCGACTCTTGAATCAGAGCCCTTCTCGCTTTCCTATCACCATCCTATCAAAGACGGAGAAAGGAGGGATCACATCGCATTATTGCATCAGCCGTTTAGCTCACTTCATATTTGCTGCGTGCCAATCACAAGAGGACTATGACTCTGCTATCACGGTGATCAGAGGGGGTGCTCTCATGCAATTAGGGCTCATCGCCGAAGAAGCAAGAAGAATAAGAGTTATCTTCAGATGGGCCAGCAAATGCACAGTCGCAGGGGACGTCTCATTCACTATGCGACAAGCACTGAGAGACTTTACACTACACCATGGAGTGAACATAGTCTTAGCAGATCACAGGCAGCTCATTCGACACGCACGCATTCGGCACAGGGTATTCAGATCTCCTGACCAGTCTACCAGCCCTTTAGTCAGGATCGCACCTAAGCCCAGCGGAATAGAGAATCAGATAACTGTCCACCTGCATGCTCAATCAGCCGCTCAGTCGTCTCTCGCTAGAAATCTCCTCGAGTATCTACAGACAGGGAATATCAGAACCGGTCGATTCTACTCTCGCTGGGTACACGCTATGGAGGGGAAAGTCGTCAAAACGGTGTATGTAATCGGTGTCGGAAATGGGGTAGCAGCACTGGCAGCACTAGATTTAGGAGCAAAATCCGTTATAGGATGCGACATCATGTCAGAGTACAACTCGAAGAGGATTAGATCAGATTATCCTCCACCAGCTGTCGCAATCAGCGATAGAAGTAACCGCTTCAAGTGGAGCAGCTATCTCTTCCAATACGCAATACCTACGATCAATAGCGTGTCACAATTCTTATCAAACGAGACATTCCCATCTGACGCTGTAGTATGCATTGACTTGATCCCGTGCCCATCTGCAACCGACTGGAAACAGATAGTTGAGTCAATCCGATCTCCATTGACTCTCATATGTCGCACCAGAGGGGACATCGATGAATTAGTGAGTAGCGTGTTAGTCATCTCTTCAGTAGGCACCCTTAGTTCCGCAGTTTGCTATCGCCGCTTTGATCTTTCTGAAGCTGTAGCGTCAGTAAATATAGACACATTGTTTAGACTGCCCGCTCGTGCGACTAGATCAGAGGTACGAAGTCTTCTGATGAAGTTCACGCCCTTACCGCACGTGATCAGCTTATCATCAGATCTCGAAGATCAAATGCTCAAGCGAAGCTGCGTTGCCTGGTTCGAAAGAGTTCCGTCTGATCTATCTCTCAAGGAGATAATAGCAGAGATCGAGGACGAGCAGGCAGATAACATCTCTCATGATCGGTACGCTAGATGGAGTCGAAAGCTGCATATGCTATGGGCTGCTCATGTCTTTCTCGGGCATGTATCTGTAAACCGGTTATGTAATGATATATGTGTAGCTGGTAATACTCTCTTCTCTGTCGGACATACAAGGGAGATTACCATTCTATCTCTTCCTCGCTTTCTATCTAGCCATCTGCAATCCTTCTTGATCCTATACCTGCACTTTCGGCGATGATGTCTAATACACATGTTTCCTATCGATGCCTGTTGTCAAGTTTCTTCTAAAATATGTCACTCGTCGAGGTTAAAAAACCGACATATCGTTAACGGCAGTTATAACATGATATGTCCCTTTCTCGTCGGTTTTTTTTCTAGCGCTTCTTCGATGATTATCACGTAGGATATTATAACGCAACTCTTGATGTCGTCTCTCTTAGTTACTTCGCGATACACATAACGAATGTACCCGTAAGGTTGCCAATTACTAACATTAATGACTTAGATATGGCGGAGTAGATCTCAGACGAGCAGGCTTTACAGACCTGGAAGAAACAAAGAAACTAAAGGCCGCTACGCTGGTAAGAGTATTAATGGTTTGCTTACCTCTTGAAGCTTCTACTTGATAGTTTACTGTTAATTCTGTATAGGATAAGTAAGGAATTTGTAGTTCCTTTCTTAAACCGTTGTTTGTGGGAGCTTTAGAAAGCCCTCTCTCGCAATTGCTTTGATCGAGAAAAAAACACCGTTAAGAGGCGAAGTGACATTAGTGGCTTGGCCAAACGTATAGGGATCGATCTTCGCGCCAGGGTTTGTCTAAGAGAGCGCTTGATTGGAGCCTATCTTCATAGCTAGATTATAGAAGGTATTGTTTTCTTGGGTGTGATAGGTGGGATCGTGGCGAGCTCCATCGCCATGCAACAGAGCTCAACCACGATTGTAAATCCCACGCCCTGACGATATCCTAAGA